CAATACAGCAAAAGCAGAGTATAAAGAAACACCTTCTGCGAAAGCGCTAAATACCGCCAACCATTTAGCAATACCCGTACGGCTGTTACCGCTGTAAGCAACCAAATTATTAAACCGCTCAGCAGTAGCGGGTTCATGTAAAAAAGCTTCATAGTCTTCTAGTTTTAATGTTTCGTTTAAATAGCTGTAAGCAACAGCGTGAATTGTTTCTTGCGACCCAAACATCATTGCCATTTGTTGTATCTCGTGCTTAGGAAACCAACCAACAACTTTTTGTGTCCAGTAATCAGACACAGCACATTCAGTCTGAGCAAAACCTAGTAGTATATTACCCACTAAGTGTTTCTCTTTTTCGTTTAGCTTTTCTTTCCAATCTTTAATATCGCTTTGCATTGATATTTCTGTGTGTAACCAAAAAGCCTGAGCTTGTTTAAGCCAACCTTCAGTGTAATATTCTGGATACTCAAAAGGTTTATACGCTACTCGTAAATCAAATAATCCCATAATTTTATTTATTTATAATCTGTTATATACGTTAGTGTTTGTAGTTCGTTTTCCCAAGCTTGGATATATGCATACATGTCTTTTTTAGTGGATTGTTTTGTAATTAACTTTATCTCAGCTAAAACATTCTTTGCATACATATCCATGAGCTCTATCTTCCCTTCATTGGTCATTATTTTTCTATAATCAAAGCAATATCTACAAATGGTAAATAGAAAACATGAGTGGTATTAAATTCCATATCATAAGTTCTAAATCCTATAAGGATACCGGGGTAAACACCTAACTCTATTACCCAACTTTTATTTTTTCCAGCCATAACATTTTATTTTATATTCGTCTTGTAATTTAACTATTTTACTATATAACACTTTACCTTTAACGTTCCAGCTCCATTTGACATACTTATCAATTTGACGTTCGGCGTATTTTCTTCTAGCTATTTCTTTAGCTTTAAAAGGATTAATTGTTCCCATTTCTATTCTTGATTATTAACCTTATAGTCTCTTCAATGTCTTTTTGGTTTTGAGGTTTATATAATGATCTTGGATCTTTGTTTTTTACCAGCCAACGTTTAAACAACTTGTATCTAATAGGAAAACTTTCATTAGCTCTACCTTTAGTTTCTATTATGTAGTCAACTCCTGTAAAATCCGGAGTATATTTAACACCTAAAACTTTTTTAGAACCTCTATTCTTATATTCACCTTTACCAGAACCAGTTTTTTCAATTGAAATATTAGGTAATGCAAAGCCTTCTATAAGTTGAAACACTTCTCCTTCGTATCTATCAAAAAGATTATTTTCTTTTAAAGCTAAATACATACGTTTCTCAAGCCCTGAGGCAAAGTCGATACCGTCATACGATACCTTCTTTGCTCTTACTGGCCCTTTCTTTTTAGATCGACGTTTAATCATAAAATTCAATATTTTTAATCATCTCGTCTTGCTTATTGTTTGTATATTCTTCTTTAGCTTTTTGTAAGTACAACACAGCATCCATAAGTTCTTCTTGTAAATGATTAAGCCAAGCAAACATTTCAGATGGATCATCGCGAAGTGTAACGCCATATTTAGCAAATCCTACATCTGATCTTTCAACAAACTTGTCTACTACGTTTTCAACAACTGGGTCTCTAAATTTTATTATTCTTTTTTTCATTATAATGTTTGTGTAGTATTAGTATTGTGTAAAATTCCGCTGCTAGTGTCATGAACATAACCAACAGTAGAGGTGCTTTGGCATGATGACGTTGTGGCTGTTGGAGCAAGCGCCGTAATTGATTTAACAAACGTACCGTTTACCATCTTACCTTTACGATTTTTAATAACGTCGTAAGCTGATACTACACAATCTTCAATTATAAGATCTTCTAATGCAGCTAAGTTTGTTAACACAACAACCATATCACCAATAGCGTCAATAATTTCTGGTTTATCGTTTTTTAATAAAGCTTCAGCTAACTCGCCCGCTTCTTCCATAAGCTTTAAGTACTGAGTCTTTGAATCGCCTTTAGCATATATACCTTTTTCATTAGCCCAGGTTCTAATTAAATCAAAAACGTTTACTTCGTTATTTTTATAAAAAGGTTCAGCCCCAAGATCAATTTTTGTTTCAGTTTCTTTCATATTAAAAGCAGAGGATAAGGCTTTGTTATACACATAACATCTTTCACAATTAAACATAGATGTTCTAGCGTTTAACATTATCCACTCAATAACTAAAGAATTGATAGTGAATGTGCCGTGAGATGTTTTCCAGGTTAAACCTATATTATCTAGTAGTCTACCTTTTAACTTGTTTAATGGTACGGGAAATGTACTTGTTTGTTCTGTTGCGTTAATGTTCATTGATTTAGATTTAATTAATTTATTGTAAGGAATTATGTCAACTTTATAGCCATAAAATTTTTGAAGTTCTCTTTCCATGTTTGATATATAATCTATATCGTCGCTAGTAAGTAGAACTTCGTATTCGCCTGGAGCATAACCTTGTTGCTCCGTAACTCTCTTCTTAAGATTACGTGTTACTCCTATTTTTTTACCGAAGATGTGATATAAATAATGCATATTTGTTTTTATTTACCAACACTTAATTCCGCTTTAATAGCTTCATAAGGATTATAATTATTTAATTTAATTTGATTTTTTTCAGGTATGTAAACCGTGTTACACTTTTTAGTTACAAACAAACCTTTATCTAATTCTAATTGAGGCAAAGCTCTATTTGGTCTAGTTAAATATAGCTTAGCTTGCTCTATATGATTATTGTATAAATGACAATCGCCTAGCTGACCAATTAATTTACCTGGTTTATACCCAGAACCTTTAGCTAACATTTCAAGAAGCAATCCATACATTGCTATATCGTATGGTAATCCAAGAAATATATCAACAGATCTTTGTGTCCACATTAAATCTAGCTTACCGTTATTTATATAGACTTGAAAAGCGTAATGACAAGGAGGCAGAACCATTTCATTCATCTCGTGTGGAGCCCATGCACTTACCACCATTCGTCTTGATTGTGGATTGTGCTTAATTGTCTGCAATAAAACTTCGAGTTGATCTACGCCTTTAAAATCGCGCCATTGTTTACCGTATACAGGGCCTAATTCTCCATCAGTTCTACCTGATCTTTCATAATCTGGTCGCCAATACTTAACGCCATTATCTTCTAGATATTTAAGATCTGTTCTTCCTTGTAAAATCCAAAGGAGTTCAGTTCTTGCTGCATTGAATGACACTTTTTTAGATGTAAGTAATGGAAAACCAGCTTCCATATCATGGACAATGGATCTTCCGAAGACAGACTTTGTGCCTGTACCCGTTCTATCTGATTTGCTAGATCCGTTAAGTAATACTTCTTGTAAAAGTTTTTTGTATTCATTTTGTATGCTTATATTTTTCATAATAATAATTGCAGTATTCAAAGATTTTAATCCATATTTTAGTTTTACCGTAAGTCTCAGGACTAGTATTGACTTTACCTTTGTTCTCAATAACTACCCACCAAGCTGTATCGTTTTTTGCTGTAGCAGATATAGCTATATTATTTCTAATACACCAACGTTGAGCCTTCCATAAGTCTTCATCAAAAGGAGGTTTACCCATATCACAGGGCTTTTTTTTTACTCCCATGGCATTTTAGTTCCTTCTAATGATATTTGCTCATGTGGACTATAGTCTCCTGAATTAGGATTCCATTTAAAATGACACTCAGCACCGTTTTCTCCGAGATTTTGGAATTTAACTTTTAAGACTTTAACCATAACAGTTTTGTTTAAATAGTTTCTATGAACAACTAACCCATGATAAGAAGCATCGTACCATTCACCACCACCTTTAATGTTATACATTGTAGGAACCTCAATGATTCCTTTATCATTTTTATACATCTTAGTTGGGTGTGCTACGATTATAACTAATACATCATGTTTTTTAGCAAATATTTCTATTTGCATTAAATACTCCATAGTGTACTTGTTAATATCATTATCATTAGCTGTTGTAGCCCTAACCTTATTGAATGGATCAATAACCAAACACTTAATACCTTTGCGCTTTACTAATTCAGCTCCTTTAGCTAAAACAGATTCTAAACTATAACGCTCCATATCTATGTGATAGAAGTTATCGTTAACATGATCAGCAACCTCATTCCATCGTTCAGTGTGAACATCTGCTTTAACAGGCATTCCACCCCATACTTTTCGCATTAACTTGTGAGCATGTAAAAAATTAGGTTTATTCTCAGGAGATGCAAAAGCTGTTTTCCAACCATAGTTAGCATTGTAACCTATGCACATT